TCCATTGATTGTAACGCTTTCGGTGATTGTTGTTGTTAGTGTTGCCATATTAAAATTTGTAAGTTATTTTTGGTGGTAATAATTGTATTGTTAGTTTTCCTATTCTTATTTTAAACATTAGTACCCTGCCCCTTCAGAAGTTACAGGTATTGTACAAGTTGAGAAGTCGTTCTGAACTAAGACTCCAATATTAAATACCCATCCACAACATAAGTTATCAAACCTTTCTTGAAACGGCTCTATTGTGAATTGGTCTTGTGTAAAGTATATAGGAGCGTTTATGTCGTTTGTTCCTTGTAACGATTGTTGTTCTGAGTGTCTAAGCATTCCTATAAAATCAGTACAGATTTGTAGCACTTCGTTAAATACATCTTGCTCATTGCTTAAAGTCTTATAAAGCTTAGGGAAGTTAGCTGAAGCGTTGTTCTTAGTCCAATCTTCTTTTTCGCTTACCATATCCATAATAAAGATTTGAAAGTTGTAAGTAAGTTGGCTATCTCCTGTTGATACATTTACAGGATTGATATGAAGCAATGGGAACTTCTGCATCTTCTCCAAGTTGATGTCATATATATCACCTACTGAAGTTGTACTGATTTGTTCGTGGTATTCACCTAATCTTAGTAAGGTGTTTACTACATTATTGTATGTCTTATTGTTTACCATTTCTCTTTACTTTATTTTGCGAGTTTAAATCTGTTTCATAACTAAGCCAAGTTAAACACTCTAAAAGACTTAAGTTTGTTATTCGTTCTAAGTTTACTATCTCTCCATTTGTCAATCTATACATCACACCAAACCATCCCCACTTCTCAGCAAAGGATTCTGAAGCTATTGCATCTTCGTTTCCTTCAGCCGCTCCATCAAATACAATGGCAAAATCTCGGATAACTCCTTCCCTAAAACAAAAAAAAACCGTAAAGCACTTTGTACCTGTTGAGCTGACATCTGTTTCATTTCTTCCGTCCTGAGCCGAATATCCCCATCATAAGCATCAATAATATATATATCATTCTTCTTGTCTTTTACAGGTCTATACAGAACAGCCATTAATTCAGGCAGGTTCTTTTCTATTCCGTTCTTGATGAATTGCTCAATGTCTGCGTATTCTCCTAAACTTATAGAATCTAAATCAGGATGAAAGCCGTACTCAATTCCGTTTATCTCTATTATCCTTTTTAGCTTTGTATCTTGCTCTTGTTGTAGCTCTGCTATCCTGCTCATTATAACAGCTACATCTGACAATGCTAACTCCTTTACTAACTGCTTAGGAATGTTAGATAACGCTGCTATTGTTTCAGTAGCTTCTTCAGTCTTTGTACCTGTTTCAAAGTCAATAAGTTGCAACCACTTCTCAAGCGTTACTTCTTCCCAACTATTAATTAGCTTGAACTCTTTTACTTTACCCTTCTTTTTGATTTTGATTTCCATACAATATATAATAGAAAAAGTTAGAATTTAGTTTAACACCTCAATTGTTAATAACTTTGTAAATAATTGTGTTAAATAGTATGTTAATTAAATAAAAGGTGTATTTTTGCGGTATAAAAAAATAAACAAAATGATTACAATCAAAAAAGCACAGGAATTAAGAACACAGGGTTATAACATAGTAACTAACAGAAACTTTACTAAAGTATTGAGATACTCTAAAGATGAGTTAAAGATGGAAAGTAGAAACGAAAGACTTTACAGAGCTATGATAAAAGTAACTTACACAGCAGAGCAACAAAAAGCAGCGTGGAACTTACATTGTAAAATAAATAAAATATAAACTAATCAGGGGGTGTAAAAACCCCTACAATACTATTAAGATGACAATAACAGTTTTATATAAATTCAAAGGCACAAACCTAGTATCAACAAACACTACATCAGATGAAAGTTCTATCCCTTACTATATAGAAATAGGTGAGGAAGAAATAGAACAACAAATAAGAGAAACAATCTTAGATGAATGTATAGGGTAGGAAAGGGCTGCAAAGAAAGAGCATAAAATTCTAGCTGATTTTAAAAAGAATAAAGTAATACAAATAACTAAATAACCCTTACTGTACATAATACTTTCCTGCGTTTGGATTATCTAGGTGGTAAATTACATTGTACCTTATTCCGTCTATTGCGTGATTGTAGTTGTCTATATATAATTTTGAACCTTTATCTTGATAAGCGTAATTGTTTAGCTCTTTGGCTATGTTTATAGATTCAGGAGTTACAATTAATTGATAATCTTGCATACGAGTAATACCACTTTCAATAGTTCCTTTCTTTACAGGTTTGATGTTTACTCCTAAATGCCTAAGGTCTGCTATTAGTCTTGGTTCTGCTGAGTCTGCAATGATAAGTTTGTTGTCTACTTTTTCTAGTATTATCTTAGCTAGTTCTTGTGATTTTAACCCATTCCTGTAAAGATGTTCTTTCAAGTATATCTTCTTATGTTTTTTATCAATAGCTACTTCAGTCAATGAGTCAGGGTCTACACTAAAACCAAAGTCCATTCCACAAGAAGTCTGTAAGCCATCAGGATTAAATTCTCCTATACTCCAATTCTCAAATACTACTCCTTCTGCTTTGTCTAACCAACCTCCAAGTATTTTATGCTGATACTTTTTAAAGTTCCTATGCTTTATGCTCTTAATACGCTCTAGGAAGCTCTCTGAGAGGTTATCTTTATTGTCTAGGTATGTACTATGAATATAGCATACATTGTCTTTAATGCCGTTAAAACCTGCTTGTACTCCTTTTTCTTCAAAGAACCTTTTGTATATCCAATGTTCCTTAGTTACAGGATTCAAAACTAATATGATTCTATTCTGTACTTTCTTTTCCCTTATACTTAAATCAATAGTGTCAAAGATATTCTCGTCAATAAGTTCTTCTGCTTCATCAAGTACCCAAGTGCTTATTCCTTGTAATGACTTTAAACTAGCTGTTTGGTTTCCTGCTGATGTCTTAATACCTCTAAATAGAATGTCTGATTTGTTCCCTAAATTGACTACCTCAGCTTTATTTACGCTAAAGGTGTTTTCATATCCTAGTAGCCCTATCTTTTCCAAGAACTCAGGAATGATTGATAAGTGAGCTGATACCATTGTATAACGAGTGAATAGGACTCTTATATTCCTAGACATAGTTAAGAGTGTTAGAAAGACTGTAACTGCGAAAGACTTTCCTGAACCCCTACCACCTGTTATAATAAAGTATCTAGCTTCAGACTTAAATAGTGCTGTATATTTGTCGCTAAGATTCAGAGCTTATAAAGTTTATTAGTGGTACATTAAGACTTTCATCATTTGTTGTAACATCTACTCTTTGTTGTGGTTTGCCATAGAAATATTCAAAGAATAACTTTACCGCCCATTGCTCTTTCTTTTCTAAGCCCTTTTGTAATGACTCCAATGCAATACTACTCATTGGTGTTAAGTTCTCTATTAGCTTTTGTTCTTCAGCTTTACTTTTGCGTCCTGCACCTGCTCTTTTTCCTCCGTGTTCCATTTTGAAATAATTTGATTAATCAAGTTGTATTATATAATAGAAATTATTCGTATTCATTTGGAAGCATAAGCCTTATACCTAAGTCAGTTAAAGCCCATACTCTTATTTGTTCTGTATATACTTCAAACGCTTTTGTGTTTAAAGCTGTTGTACTTCCTATTTTATTTATTGCTATTTGGTTATCGTTAATACTTATCATTTCATATTCTGATAAAAACTTAGCTCTTAGTACATCGTGCATTTCATTAGGAAAATATCCTAGTTCTTCTGCTAGTCCTTGTACGATACATTTCCAATAGTAACTGTTCTGCATATTACTTCTTGTGTTTCTTTGTTTCTTTACACTTACTATGTAGTCGTTCTCTAATTCCTTTAGATAACTAAATAGACTTTGCTTATCTCTATTGTCTTTTATTACAAACTTCACTACTCAGTCGCTTTACTTCTTATCTTTTCTGTTGCTCCTTCCCAAAGCTTATCTCGTTTCATACTTAAAGTAGGTTCAGTTCTTTTAAGTGTAGGTATGCCTTCTGTTGGTTCGCTATCCATATACTTACCACAACCGCATTGAGCTTCTTTACAAACCCACTTTTTATCTCTTAAGACTATTGTAGCTTTGCCAACTTCTTTTTCTTCTTTACCGCATTCGCAAGTGTATAGTGTCATTTTGTTTCTTTTATTTGTTCTGCATAATCATAAGCTGATTTCCATTGTCTTGTTACTTTATCAGTATTATCTAATTTATCTAATTCAAATTCTAGGTGATTGATTGCTTTCTGTATGCACTCAATAGGACTATCGTGTTTCCTTTCTGCTCTTAGCAAGTAAGTAACAGCTGTTCCTGTATTGTAGCTAAGTTCAAAGTCTTCTATAACCTTACGAGCTTCATAGCCGTATCTTATTCCTTTGTAGTAGCTTGGTATTCTATTGTCTTTCATTTATCCTGTCGTTTTCTAGTCCTCCTGTTAGTGTTTCTACTTTATCAATTCTGTATTTTATCTTGTTATTTCTTTTGGCTCTTATCTTGCCTTCTATTATACTTAAAATTGTAAGTACAAAAATTACAAATAAGGAAAAGTACGCTAATAGTTGTAGTATCATTTGCTTAGTATTTTTAAAAGTTGGTTACTTGTGTAAATTCTGTCATCACCATCATAATTTTCATATATCATTGTGAAGTTATCGTCCTTCCAAGTCCAAAGACTTTTCACTCCTGTTTTGATGTGATGTTTTAATACACTTTTTATTGTCTTGTATGTTCTTTCCATATCTATTGTTTTAAGTATTGTCTTATTCTACTTTCACTTAACTTATACTTCTCAGCTAGTTCCTTTACACTTTTACCTTTACTGAATAAATGCTGACAATGTTTAGCCCTTCCTAAAATCTCATCACTTTTGATGTCTGTCCATTTATTCTCTTTACTATTGTAATTCTTCATATTCTTTTAGTTGAGCCGATTAATATTTCTATTCGGTTTATTGTATTGGGGAGGTAACCACACCCCCCCTCTACTACTCTAGGTAAAATAAACGCTTTTGTAGGTCTTACCCTATATTTATTAGTATTAGTCCTTAGAGTATTCTTTATATATTTTTTTTATTCCATCAAAGCAAGTTGAGATACAAGAACCGCAATTAGTTCTTACACCATAATTAGTATTGTATATTGTATTATAAGTTTCAATCATTCTCTTTTTGGCTGCTTGGTTCTTTGCTCTACCTGTTTTCAAGTCTTTCCACATATCTAAAATTTCGTCTACTATTTCCTGTGGTAAACTTTCAGGAGCTTCTACTTCTTTTGTCTTCTCCCATTTCTTCTGACTGCAACCCATTGGTGCAAGTCTTGCTTTAATCTTCATAAAACAGCCACAGTCTTTACAAGTTCCTGTAGGCTTGAAGTAATAGACACAACCCTTACATATTGCTATTCTGTCTTCATAGACTTCGTTAGGTACAAAGAACTTATTCATTTAATTTGGGAATATTACTACTAAATCTTCTTCAATCATTTAACATTTCTTTTAGCTGCACTCTTACTTTGTCTATTGTCGTGAATAAACTATTTCTGCTTATTCCTGTCTTCTTTGCTAAACTATCTAAAGTGTTTCCTTCAGAATAATACAATTCAAATATCTTCCTATCATACCAAGTGAAACTCTCTAAAGCTTCATCAATCTTTTCTAGCTTTTCCCATTGTACATCTTGTTCTTCAATTAAAGGTAAGTTGTATATGCTTTTATGGAAATTATTTTGTGCTATATTTGTTTTGTTCATATACACCCCTATTAAATTAGTATAGTACTTTTTATACTTATAATAGTAATTACTTCTAGGACTTGTTAAAGCTCGTCTTAATGCTACTGCTCCATATCTTGTTACTCCGTCTATTCCGTCCTTATCATAAATAGCTTTAAGTGTTTCAGGATTCATTTGTAAAAAGTATATCATTAACTCTTGTACTGCATCATTTACTTCGTGCTTGTCATTAGAAAGACCATAAGCCATAGTCCTGAACTTACCTGATAGCTTTGATATTTCTAAATATATATCAGTCATTTATAACTTCCATTTTATCTATCTTGTCTGCAACCTGTTGAACTATTTCGTCTAGTATTAATCTATAAGACCTTACAACAGCTCTATTACCTTTAGTTTCTATTCCTGCAAAGAATCCGTTAGTAGCTACCGAAACATTTATAGGTATTATCATCATCCAATCCCAATAGTTATTTTCCTTAAGTCCTGTTCCGTAGCCGTTATGATATTCAATAATAATTTCTAACACTTCTAGATAACCTTCGTACTTGCTTTTAGTTGATAGCTCTTGAGAGAACTCCATACACATTTCTAAATAAGCTTCAATTATTGCTCTGTGTTCTGCACTTGCGTATATCGGTTCTGTCATACGCCAAAGATATTAAAAAAATTATTCAATTCCTTTTTCTTTTTTTAACTTATTAACAAGGGATTTGTAATAACTTATCTTTTCTTCATATTCAACCCTAGAAATCTTCAATGTTGTACGAGCTAAAAATTGTAGTTCTTGTGCTTTCCCTTCTCCATATTTTCCATCTAACGCTAGACTGAACTTGTACTGTTCACCCCACGCATAGACATTACACTTAACACATTGGACTTGACAATTCTCTTCATCAAATCTTGTAGATAAATGTTTCCTACTTTGAAAGTGTCCGTTCTGCATACCGTCTTTATATCCCCTGACTATTCCACAAGTAAAGCATTGGCACATTCCGTATTCGTTAGCTTCTCTAAGTCTAATGTAAAGACTGAACCACTTGTCAAGTTCCTTTTTTAATTTACTGACTGTCTTCTTCAATTCTTATTAAATTTTTAATTAATACTTTAACGAGCATTTCTTGGTCAAAGGTGCTTCCTTCTCTTACTTTTCTTCCTCCATAGTAAAAGATTCCTTTTAAGTTATTTATTCTTTCATAGACAATAGCATTGTTAAAAGCCCATATAATTGCTACAGGTTTTCCACTACTTACCTGAAGCTGTTGCGCTCTGACTATTTTACGCATTGCTACTATAACATCTTGTCCGTCCTCTATATTCTTATGCACTCCCTTTACTTCTGCAAATCCTGTTATCTTTCCCTTATCATAAATAACTGCGTCTATATGTGCATATTCCTGATGTAAACCATAAGTCAATCCAAAGTGTTTACAGAACTGTTTTAAAGCTTTGTTCTGTCTTTCTCTATGTGATTTGCGTTCAAATTTCATTTCCTAAAGCTTTTACCTTTAATGATTACCACCTTACACTTTCTTAATCTATCTAAAGTTCTTTCATCATATCTTTCTTTAAGTGAATTTGGTGATAGGTTAGTTGTTATTAGCAATGTCTTAGAATTGTCTTCAGCATAAGAAATAGCGTCAGCAACAGCGTCAATCTTTGTACCATAGTCATTCTTAATACTTTCAGTGCCTAAGTCATCAATTATAATAAAAGGTGCAACATTCCTGTCTACTGCTACTAATTCTTTAGCAGGTATGCTTCTAAGGACTTTATTTGTTCTTGTCCTGAAGATAGCAGGAATAACATAGTTTAAGATAGTTGATTTACCTAAACCACATTCTCCCATAAGCATAAGACCTCTACCTCTTGTGTCTACCATCCAATCAATAATTTCATCATAAGAAGGAAGATGTTCATACTTATCAATTGTTCTGTCATAATATTCAAATGCCTTAATAAACATTTCTTTTAATTCTTCTTTTGTTCCTAGCTTATACCTGTTGTAAACTTTAGGTTTAAGAAAGTCAGCTTGTTTAAATGTATCTTCTATTGTTCTCATATTCTTTTTAAAATGTTCCATCACCATAATCTTGTCCTTTTTGATGTCTGTGTGGTAAAGTGTTATTATTTTTAGGTTTATCCCATTTCTTTTGATTAGCTGCCCAAGTTTTTAATCTGAGCTTTGTACTCCAAGTTTTATTTAATTCAAATTTCATCTTAGGACTTGTTTTACTTTTTGTTGGTTCTGTCCAATAGTCAATGAATCCATTTAAAATACTTTCATCATAATCAAAAGACAAAACCTCTGAAACAAATTCATCACGCCTATTAGATATATTATTTTTATTGTTATTCTTATTGTTATTCTTATTAATAGTTTGCGTTTTTTTAACTTCTAGTTGTTCACTTTCTTTACAACTAGTTTGCGTTTTTTTAACAACTAGTTTTGCAGTTTCTTCACAACTAGTTTTGAAATAACTTAACAACTTGTTTTCAATTATTTTAAAGTGTTGCTTTGCAGGAATACCCACTACCTTAGTTTCTATTATCCCTAAGTCTTTTAAGCTCTTAATTGCTTTTCTTTGTTGGTGTGAAGTCAA